GCAACTTCAGTTAATGCGAATACCATTATAACAAATACAAGATTTAAGGCTAATGGTAATAATTTGACTGCAATCATCCAAAAAGTTAGATAAATAAAAATATGTCAGCACTTATTACTAAAAATTTTAAGATTTTATTGGCCAAACAAGTTTATAACTTGATGGAAATCGGAGCCAACTCATATCTACCTACCGAAAGAAAATCTTTTGTTTATGCTTTTTTGGGCAAACAATTACCATGGAACTCTGGTACCGAAATTCCAGGAACTCCACTAGAAACTGTTAATGCTTTTAACGATTATTTCAAAAGAGGCATATTTGCAAAACAAGTTTCATTGGAAAACTGTTCTCTGGTTGCACCCAGAATTAACTGGTCCTCAAATACTGTTTATAACACATATGAAGCAAATACAAATTTTTACGTGTTAAATTCGAAAGACCAAGTTTTCAAGTGTCTTGCTAACAATTTTAGCTCATCATCAACTTCGGAACCAGAACTTTCACTGTCAACAACTTCACTTGAAGAACCTTACGTAGAAACTGCTGACGGGTACAAGTGGAAATATATGATGACTCTTACATCTCAGCAAAAACAAAAGTTTTTGACTTCTGAATGGATGCCTGTTGTTTACAATAAATTCGTCCGAGCGGCCGCTGAACCAGGCTCTATAGACATTGTAAATGTTATAAATTCTGGTAACAACTATACAGATGGAACAACACAATCAATTATAACTATTGATGGTGATGGAACTGGAGCAATATTAAAAGCAAACGTTTTTGGTGGGCAAGTACAAGATATTGTTATTCAAAGTAGAGGCAATTATTACACTTATGCCAATTTGACATTTACAGATGTTACAGGTGGAACTGGCGCTGGAGCGGCCGCAACAGTATCGATTGCACCACATGACGGACATGGTTATGACCCAGTTTATGAATTGGGTGCAAGCACCGTCATGTTTAACGTTGAGTTTGATGGTGAAGAAGGTGGAGTAATTCCTGTAGATAATGATTTTAGAGAAATTGTTTTGGTTCAAAACCCATACTTGAACGGAACAACAACTCTAGCCAGTGCTAATGGTTACAGTCTTTACACTAAAGTAAAAGTTTCACCTGGTATTGGTGATTTTAATTCTGACGAAATAATTTTTCAGGGAGCCACTTTTTCAGAGGCAACTTTTACTGGAGAAGTTATATCTTTTGACACCGTTGAAAATTTTCTATACTTGAACAACGTTCGCGGAACAATAGCCACCAATCAAGCTATTAAAGGATTCTCGACCGGTTCTATTCGTGTTGTTAACAGTGTTACACAACCAACACTTGATTTATACTCCGGTAAAGTATTATACATAGCTGATAAACTACCAATAACAAGAGATATTGACCAGACGGAACGAATCCGTTTCATACTGAGTTTCTAAGAGGAATAAATGACAACTCTATTCAATTACGACCCATACTACGATGACTTCGATGAAGATAAAAACTTCATGCGTGTTTTGTTTCGTCCAGGTTATTCAGTTCAAGCAAGAGAACTGACACAATTACAGACAATTCTCTCAAATCAAATTGAGAAATTTGGTAATCACATTTTTAAAAGCGGTAGCCCAATCGTCGGTGGTAAAGTATCTCTAGACAGAAAAGCTAATTACATATTGTTGCAAACACAATATGGTGGTACTGATATTGATGCCACACAATTTTTAAATAAGACAATTGTTTCTTTCGGTAGCGGCAAAAATGTAAGGGCAAAAGTTATTGCAATTGACACTACAGACTCAACAACTCCTGCACTTATTATCAAATATTTGAGTGGTGATAAATTTGCTGAATCTGAAGATGTAAGAGTTTATGGTGAAGATATTTTCGCCACGTTGAGAGCAACAAACGCAACAGGAGGTTCATTTGTTGCAAGCATACAAGAAGGTGTTTATTACTTTAAAGGTCAATTTGTAAAAGTAGTTCCTCAATTCTTGTTGATTGAATTGTTCTATAGAATTGGGAATAGTTCTACTATAAATGCGAAACCATCTTTCAAAATTGGTATTGAATTTGACGAAAACATCGTGGATGAAGTTGATGATACTTCTTTATTGGACCCAGCACAAGGCTCTTTTAATTATCAAGCTCCTGGTGCAAACAGATTCAAAATCAATACAAACCTTTCAAAAAGAACAGTTGATTCATCTGACGTTTCAACTTTCTTTGAAATTATTCGACTAGTTGAAGATGAGGTAATTAAAGAAATTGATTATCCAATCTACAGCGAAATCGAAAAGACACTGGCTCGCAGAACTTACGATGAATCCGGTAATTATACCGTTGACCCATTTGTAATTTCACTTGAAGAAGGTGACACTGCAAACGGAAAGTTTAGTGTTGTTTTGGACCCAGGCAAGGCTTACGTTGGTGGTTATGAATTTCAAACAATTGCACCAACGACAATAAGTGTAGATAGAGCTAGAGAAGTTGCAAATGTAAACGATTATGATTTGTCAACAAACTATGAGTCTAGTGTAGTTTTAGCCAATGTTCGTGGCACTTTGGATATTTCGACATATCCACAACTAGATATTCACTGCGTACCTCATGCAAGCATTTCATTAACCACAGGACCTGCGTATAACTCCACAAAAATTGGAACCGTTTATACGCATATGATTCGTTACAACGATTCAACAAATTCTGCAAACGGCAATTCACACACGTTCACAACATATACTTTCGGTGCAAATAATACTCCTATAACTGGAACTTTAGGTGCTTCTGGTTCTTCAGCAACAACTATTGCCATACCTGCTGCATTCAATGCAACTTTACCTGTAAATTCGTATGCAAATATGTATTTTAGAATCACTGATGCTGGTGGTTCTGGAATTTCTCCAATTTTGATTACAAGTTCAAATACAGCAACATTGAATTTACAATCCTCATTGCCCTTTATTCCATCATCGAATACATTCAGTATTGAATCAGATTTTACTGCTGCTGAATCTCTTGTCGCAAACGGGGGATTATACATTGCATTTGCTGGTAATATTGACGGCGATTCTAAATCAACTACAACAGGATTTGCATCTATTAATGAGCCTGCAAGAGCTTCATTGATATTCAATACACCACAAACAGCAATCAAAGCAAATACAATTTCAAACATGGATTTTTATGCCAGAAAGAAATATTCTGGCACAACTTCCGGTGGTAAATTTACCGTAACTGCATCTGGAACGGATACTTTTGCATTCTCAAGTGGCTCAGGCACAATTTCGGATGCTCTTTTACAAGATAATATTATTTGCTTTGTACGTTCTGATAGTGCAAGTAATGTTCAATTCGGTGTTACTCCGAATACAGTTATTGCACTTTCAAATAACAACTTTACAGTAACTTCAGTTTCAACTTCTTCTTTTGAAGTTGATTTAAAAACAACTGAAACAATTAAAGTTGACTTATTGGTAACAACAAAGATTAATAATGCAGAAGATGGTTCGACAGGTGTAACAAAACGTAAACAACTTGTTCCGATTGTAACGGGAATTGATTTACACTCTTTGATTCCATACGAAATGGATACAACTGGAACTGAAGGTTCAACAATTCTCTATTCCGCAAACACATCAGGTGAAACCGTATCTTTCTCTGGAGGTAAGATATTCAAGAGCATTGGTGCAACAAACTTCACTGAAACTTCAGCACTAACAGACTTGAGAACTCCAGGTAAAGTTGTTAGTTTACAAGTTCCTGATGTTTATGAGATTGTGGGTATATTTGATTCTAAATCACCCACATCAAATGTTACTTCAGCGATGTTGATTAATTCGTCACATAATATCACAAATAGATATGATTTTGATAATGGACAAAGAAAGACCCATTATGACCACGCAACTATCAAATTGAAGCGTGGAGTATCTGCACCGACTGGTAGAGTATTTGTTCAGTATCGTTATTTCAAAAGCTTGTCTGTTTTCAATGGTTTATTTACTGTTGATTCATATGCACAAGGTTCAAACATTGATTATGGTGATATTCCTGCATTTAATGATAAAGAAAATAATACACTGGTAAGTTTAAGGTCTGCATTTGATTTTAGACCATATAAAACAATTGGTGGCACATCACTTTCTGGTGGTTTAAATCCTGAACCACTTCAAAATATTGAAATGTCTTATGACTATTTCCTACCAAGAATTGATAGAGTTATCGTCAAATCTGGTGGTGAATTTGCAATCGTAAGGGGACAGGCTGCGATTCAACCCATAGCTCCTGTCATCGATACAAAAGACATGTTAATTTACACTTTGACTATTCCTGCTTACACGGAAAATGTCAAAGAAATTCGTGCCGATTTTAAAAATAATCGCCGCTATACAATGCAAGACATTCAAAACTTTGAAGATAGAATTCGTGGTTTGGAATACTATGTCTCGTTGAACTCGTTGGAAAAGAGTGCTGCTGATGCTAAAATACTAGACTCTAATGGTTTAGAGAGAGCGAAGTATGGTATTCTTGTTGATAACTTTAGTGATAAAGAACTTGTACAAGTTAGCACACAAGATAATAGAAACCTTCTTGATAAGGGAACTTTGTATCCAGCATCTCTGATGAGACAAGTTAAGCTACAAGCAAATAACGTTTTATTTTCTGGTTCAACTAAAGTTGTTGGAACAGGAACAAAAAAAGCATATATGCTTTCATACAGCACATCAGGATTTGCACAACAACAATATTATACAAAAGCTATTCCCGTAGCACAAGCACTTTTTGCAAACTTCAAAGGTGTTACTAAATTATTTCCGGAATTTACTGGAGATGTTGACACTGGAGTTACCGCAAAAGTCACTTTAAATTCCACACAAGGAATTGAAAATGCTTTTAACTTTGTAAATGAAGCATTCAAGTACATTGCTGATAACAGTCCTCAATGGGCAGATGATAAAGATAGTCCTTTTGCTCAAATTATAGATAGTCAATGGTACCAAACAAGAAATGAAACCAGTTCAACTGGAGTTGGTTGGCAACAACAAGGTTTTGGTTTTGTCACAACAACAAATGAAGTAACTTTTGCTCAAGTTGGCACGGAGTTTTCACAACAACAAATATCGACTTCTTCTTCACAAGTCGATGTAGGAACTTTTGTTACCGATTTGGCTATTCAGCCTTACATGAAGCCTAAGAAAGTTATATTCTCGTCAGTTGGTTTAAGACCATCTACAAGAATGTACAGTTTCTTTGATGACGTTTCCGTAAACCAATACATTGTTGTTCCTAATCGAGTAACCTTGAACGTTAACACAACTTTAATGAATGGTGAAGATGTACTCATTGCGAACACATATGCTGATTTGATAGCTAATGTTGCAAGTTTGGTTTCTGGTGGAACCTCTTATAAATCTGGCACTGTAGTGATGAGCGAAGTTGGTTCTTCTAATGTTTCTATTATTAATGAAAACACAACCATAGGTTTATCAGGTAAATTTATATATGGTGTTGATAGTGGAAAAGTTTATTCAATTTCAACAGTGAATGACCATCGTTCGGGTGTGACAAGAGGTATTACTTCAACAACAATAACTCTTGCTGCTGATGCTCCTTCTTATGACATTTCTGGAAATACACTTTATTTGATACATACTTCAAACAATGAAGTGGGAATTGGTGCATCCTTTACTGTTAGTGCTTACAATACAACAACTAAAGTTGCTACAGTATCTGGTGCTGCTTCTCATGCGGGCAAAGAATACACTTACAGTTTTGGTAATAATAACTCTAACAAGTTGGGTCAAATTGGTGGTGCGTTCTATATGCCTGAAGCGACATTCCGTTCCGGACAAAGAAACTTCCGTGTCACAGAATCTTTCAATAATTCTTATGACACTGATGCGATTTCTTTTGCTGACAAAGTTTATACATCTTCAGGTATAACCATAAACAAAACAACTTTAGTTGATACTGTTCTGAATGTTGACGTTGACGCAAAAATTATTGGTTCTACAACAAGAGAAAGAATTGTTGGTACAAGAGAACTGAGCAGTGTTTTCACGGCCGTTGGTCGTGACCCGCTTGCACAAACTTTCTTTGTTGATGCACAGAAATATCCGTACGGCCTATTCTTAGACAGTGTTGACTTATTCTTCCGAGCAAAAGATGATGGTAATATTCCTGTGATGGTTCAAATAAGACCAACAGTTAATGGCGCACCTTCTTCAGACTACTGGTATCCAGAATCCGTTGTCGTGAAGTACCCTAGCGAAATTAATGTATCTGAAAATCCATTAATTTCAACAAGTTCAACTTTGACAAATTTCAAGTTCGATTTTCCTGTGTACTTGAAACCTGGTCTTTATGCGTTTATCGTTCTAACCGATTCAGACGATTACACAATTTGGACCGCAGAAAAAGGTGGAACCACCGTTAACAACGAATTCGTTGACAAACAACCATATTTGGGCACACTATACAAATCCCAAAATGCGATGGAATATGTTCCTTTCTTGAATGAAGATTTGATGTTTAAGCTAAATCGTTGTGTTTTCCCCGCAACTTCGGCTACACTATATTTTGAAAATGAACAAACTCCTTCTCTGTATTATGTTGACAAATTTAAATTGATGGAAACTTCAATTAATCCTTCTGCAAGTATAACAAGTTTGGATTATTCTGTTGTGACAACACCAATTAGCGGTTCAAAAGAAACTTCGTATAGACCAATAACACCTTATGTAACATATACACTTGCACAAGATGATTTTTATGCTGTAGGTTCTCGCCGCAAAAAATTAGGAAGCAAAAACGATTGGACTGTAAAAGCAGTTATGTCAACTACGAATGATGCAGTCTCTCCAATTATTTCTGAAGAAAGTTTGCATCTTAACGTTTGGGAAAATTTCTTAGATAATGCAGAAATTACTTCGGATGATTTCACAATCATTGCTCCCGGTTCTGGTTATAGCAACGCCAATTTGATTACTATTACTAGCTCAACTGGTGTCGGTGCAAATGCAAATGTGACTGTTGATGCAAACGGCAATGTTGTTGCTGTTTATGTGACTTCTCCTGGTTCAGGTTACCTTGATGACTTTGAGATTTCTTACTATACACATCCAACCACACCTGCAACAATTGTATTGAACAGTGAATTTGATTCATCTGGTGGTCCTTGCCTAGCGAGATACATTACTAAGCCTATTAAGCTGGCTGACGGCTATGAAGCTGGTGATTTGCGTGTATTCTTAAGTGCAAATAAACCAGGTGTTTCAGAAGTTTCTGTATTTTATAAAGTGTTGTCCGACTCTGATGGTACAGAATTTGATGATAGACCATATCAAAAGATGGTGTGTATTAATCCTACTGCAACACCTTCTCAAGATTTGACCACCTATCGTGAATATGAGTACCGTCCATCAGCATCAGTGAATCAAGTTACTTACACCGGAACAAACGGAGTTACTTACGATACATTTAAGACTTTCGCAATTAAGATTGTTTTGACTTCCAGTGACCCAGCTATTCCACCAAGTGTAAGAGATTTGCGTATTATCGCAACTCCTGCGGAGTGATAGATGAAATTGAAAGTGGAAGGCACAAATTTTGTGAAAGATACTGCAACAAACGCCCTTCTGATGACGGGGCGTTCTGCGTTAATTGAAAATGAGGCAAGAAGAAAACTTGCTCAGAGAATTAACGGTAAAAATGATGAGATAAATAACCTTAAATTCCAAGTAGAATCTATGTCACAAGACATGAAAGATATAAAACAACTACTCAACGCTTTATTGAATCAGAGTAAAGAATAATGCCAATCAGTAATATTACCAGAACAAACACAGTTGACGAATGGCGCATACAGACCAATTTGTCGGCTAATGCTCTCAATAAAATTGAGACAGGAAATTATGATAAAACAGCAGGCTCTTTAAATATTGCTTGTACAGCCGTTTTATCAATCACATCTACGGGAATAGGACTTTCTGTAGCAAATAATGCTCTTGTTTCTGGTGATTTTACAGTAGGTAGAAGTATTGCTCTGGGTTCTGAAGGTGCTGCAACTGGTAACTTAACTGTTGGTGCAAATGTTTTCATTTATGGTAGAGGCGCCGCACTTTTTGTTGCAAATAGTGCAATTGTTAATGTCAGCATTCAAGCAACACAATCTATTCGTACAAATAA